ACCTGCTGAAACTCCAGCACCGGCTGCATCAACTGCTAGTATTTTTAGCGACTTTAAGAGATTGCGTGCCGCATGGCAAGCGTTCTCTGACTCAGGCGAGAACAAAATGCCAATGCAGGTTAAAGCATTATTAGGTGATATGTTAAAGACAGTTTTCAATACAGTCGAAAGCCGTCGTGTTTTAAACAATAAGCTTATTAAGCTTACAGAAGCAAAGGCACGTATTGACCATCCTGAAGATTTAGTTTTTGAAGAAGGTGCTGACGGCGCATTACGAGCCCTTAATGCTATTAAACATGCCGCAGTAGATCCTAAATCGAACACAGTTAAGTGGGACGGTACTCCTGCTATTATCTTTGGTCGTGATGAAGAAGGTTTCATTATGACTGACAAAGCAGGCTTTGGCGCAAAGAAATATGACGGGATGGCTCGTAGTGCCAAGATGTTCCGCGATATGATTTACAATCGCAAGCCTGACGAGCAAGGACGTTTAGAATACTCTACACAAATTGCTAAACTGTATCCAATGTTAGAAAAACTTGTTCCGGTAAAATTCCGCGGATTTATCCAAGGCGACATCATGTGGATGAGTAAGCCAGAAGTACATGATGGTGTAATTGAAATCCAACCACTGAAGGTAAAGTATACCATTGATCCAAGTAGTGACCTAGGCAAAAAGATCAAAGCAAGTAATGCTGGCATTGTAGTTCATAGCTACTTCACAGATCGTGCAGAAGAAGAACCAAGGGCAATGACGCCTGCAGAGATTGGGGCACTTAAGAATAGCCCAGGACTTGTGGTTCTAAGCCCAGTAATGCAAGTCAAGTCTGCACCATTTGAAATTGCACTTAGTGATGTACAAGCAATTGAAAGTGAAATTGAAAAGAGCCGCGCAAGCATTGACAAGTTATTAGATAGCTTCTCTATAAGTGCGCTAAAGATTTCCAACTTAGCAGACATCTTTAAGAGCTTTTTAAATTATAAAGCAGGAATTGGTGAACACGGCCTGACTGGCAAAGAGTTCTTGGAATGGCTAAAAGATCCAAGCAGAAGCAAGTTAACAGCCAACAAGATTCAAAACGTACTTGACCATATTGCTAAGAATAAAGCAGGCTTTACCGCAGTATTTAAAATTGCAAATATGTTGGTTGAAATGAAGTATAGATTAAAAGACCAACTAGATGCACATGCTAGCCAAGGTGCCGCAGTAACAGCATCAGTTAGAGAACATCCTGGCCACGAAGGCTTTGTAGCAGACACACCACATGGTAAAATTAAACTAGTAAATAGACCAGTGTTTATGAAGAAGGTATAATATGGAAGATTTTAGTTTTATCACAGAAAACTGCAACGAAAGCAAGATGTTTCGTAACAACTACCTATCTCAATTAACACTGAGAGATGCGGTAGATAGCGTGTTCTTAAATTTGCTTACTGTATACTTGTTAAGCAAAGAGTTTGAAACAAAACCATTTGCTCAAGACTATGCAAAGCGTACAATGCAGTTTGGCAATTTTAACTTGCCTAGAGTTAGTGGCACTGATTTGTACCAGGGTCTTCATATTATCTTAAATCCCGAAGGAGCTCTTGCCGCAAGGCTTAAAGCACCAGAGCAAAACAAAGCATTGGCACAAGAGTTAAGAACAAACAAAAAAATGATCTTAGATTTTCTAAGAAACATTTCAACGGGCCACGCCGATGCCACTTCTGCCATTCGTATCATGTACAGATTAGAAGGGCAAATGGGAATTGACATTAGCAACTACAAAAGCTTGCGTAGATTAATTACAGACTGGGATAACTTAACAACACATCAACGTGAACTATGTGTAACACGTTTACTTCAATATTATAAAGTTCGAGGCAAACATAGTGAGCTATATCCAATATTAGATACACTTGCTTCTAAGAAAGGGTACCTGTTACACGGAGTTGATAATGCTGAACTTGCGGCCTTTGGTGTAGGAGCAGTTGCTGGTTCTAGGACAGGAAGCTCGTTCTTATCAAGCTTGACTAAAGCGGCCGCATTAGGTGCCGCAGGATACGCCATCGGCAGAAACCTCTAATTATGTCAGATAAGAAATCATGGATGGTGCCCGGGGCACATTTAGGCGCCGACCCAGAATTCTTTACAGCCTGGACATTATTTGATATTAGCCCAGAGCGAGAAGAAAGCAGAGGAAATTTAGCTGAGCTTATGAGCATCATTGCCGCTCGAGGTCAGCCGTTGCTTGCAGGAATTGAATGCATAGATAAGCAAGACATTAGCAATAGTTTGTTTGGGGAAAATGTAACCGGAGAGCATAGAGTTTGGTGCTTTAAATGGATCGCTAGCAGTATTGGGCAAATGACAGAAGAAACATTAGCAAGCGAATCAAACGGAAGAAGATTAGCAACAGGGCTAAACGAAACTTACCCAACTGGTGGTAAAATTGTCACAACGGGCCCGGATACAAACACGTTTTTCATTAGACATGATTCTTTCTAAATTGGCTAAATATATTGAATTTAAAAAACCGTAATTACGACTCACCCAGGCTCATCTTAGGTCCCAAAAACGCACAACAAACTAGAGTTTGGTTGTGATTTTGCACATGGATTAACCCATTTTATGATTACGGAACAGACAAGTCTGGAGATGCATGTTGAGCTATGTGCTGAACGCTACGGACGCCTAGAAGAAAAGTTTAGAATGGTAGAAAATCGTTTAGATCAGCTACACGATGAATTTTCTAATTTTAAAACTGAAAACCAAAAGAATCTTAGTGAAATTAAGAATCTTTTGAGTAATGCTAAAGATGAAAAGTTCAAGATTATGGTCACTTCTACAGCTACCGTTGTTGTAGGCCTTTTAGCAATGCTAGGTTATGTAATAACTCACTTACCAAAATGAGTAGCTATATTACACTAATAAGACGCTAAATAGATCACGGAGAACATTATGAAATTTAATGACATCACAACAACAATAACCCCAGCACAAGCGGCCCGTTCTGCACTTCGCAAAGAAAGCATTGTAGTAGAAAACCTAGGTGGCAAACGCTTACGTGAAGAATTAGCTCGCGTTGCTCGTGAAATCGATACACTAGCAAGCAAGGGTGGAAAAGAATATACTCGTGCAGTATTGCACAAAGAAATTTATGAAGATTTAGCCAATGTCGGCGCTCACTTAGTTGAAGCTGACTTGGATGAAGATAACTTAGAACAAGCTGAAGTGGTTATTGCCGCTAAGGCTATGAACCACGATTTCCAAGGTTTCATTGAAGACGTAGCAGATATGCTAGGTAGTGATATGATTACATTGGTTGATCAAATTAAAGAACGTTTTGGTGATGCTGCCGGCGAGCAGTATGCACAAACTGTTAAAACTGCATTAGAAGGCGCTATTGATACTTTAACTCAAACTAAGGATTCATTGGATAGTGCTATTAGTGCATTAACTGGCGGTGGCGATGCAATGTTAGCACCAGCCCCAGTCCCTGGCGCTGAAGCAGGCGCTACCCCAGGTGCCGAAGCAGGTGGTGAAGCTCCTATTTTCCCAAGTAGCGCAGGTCCAGAAGCGGAACCTACTGGCAGGGAGATTAAGAGTGACGTTGCTTGAACTAGATAACTTCGATAAGAACTTTGCTAACGCTATCAAGATGTTGATCATTAAAGGTCAAAATGATGGCGTAGCAAAGATACCTATGAGTGATTTAGTTAACAACCTAACTCGAATGGGATTTAGTGCCGCGGGTCAAGTTGATGCTATTAGAGGTCTAATTGCAACTTTTAAAGCAAAGAACAATGACTTAATTTCTGACGTTAATAACAAAGAAATTACTCTAACAACAGTACCAACAGCCGACACCGAAGAAAAAGCAGAAGACAATAAAATTGCTGTAAGTAAAGATGCAACAGCACAAGCACGTAAGGATTTAGGAATATGAGTAGAATCATGCTAACTGCCAGCGAGGCCAGAGTTAAATCCTTACAAGACATTTTTGTAATAAGAGAAATCCGCGACCTAGAAGAAGAAATTCTTTTAGCCAGTGCTGACGGAGCAGTACAAGTAGTTGTTGTAACAACAAGCACTATGGCAAAGAACTCAGCCGACGTTGGTTATGCACTAGCCGCTGAATACTTTGATACATGGACCGGTGCTCGTGAAGACCGTCAAAAGACCCTACAAATGAACAAAGTTATCCAATACTTTACAGACCTTGGATACACTATTGATCGCCAAACTAATCCAGCTACCCAGACCACTTTCCAGTGGGTCATTGCTTGGTAATTCTAAATTTGACTTTTCAAATATTATCGTTTATACTAAACGACGATGATAAAATTTAATCCCAAATATAACTACCAACCTTTAAGTCGAATAGACGGCGCAAGTCGTTTATACGAAACACCAGACGGGTCCCGAGTACCTAGCGTTACTACAATCCTAGACAAAACAAAGTCCGAAGAGTCAAAACAAGCACTTGCTAATTGGCGTAAAAGTGTAGGCGAAAAAAGAGCACAAGAAATTACAACCGAAGCCGCGTCACGTGGTACACGTATGCACAAGTGGCTTGAGAACTATGTGCTAACTGGAGATCCAGGCACACCTGGCTCTAACCCATACAGCATCCAAAGCCATAAAATGGCACAGACCATTATTAATGAAGGCCTGGTTAACTGCAACGAAGCGTGGGGCACTGAAGTTCAACTTTACTGCCCGGGCCTGTATGCAGGTACAACTGACTTAGTTGGGGTTCATGCCGGCGAAGATGCTATCATGGACCATAAGCAAACTAACAAGCCAAAGAAGCGCGAGTGGATTGATGATTACTTTATTCAAACTACAGCTTATGCATTAGCACACAATGAAGTCTGGGGCACAAAGATTAAGAAAGGTGTAATCTTTATGTGCTCTGCTGATAACATCTACCAAGAGTTTATCATTGAAGGATCCGAGTTCGACCGCTACCAAGACTTGTGGCTTCGTCGAGTAGAACAATATTACAAACTAGTATAAGTATTTCGTGGAAAATCGAAGTCTTGAACATTGGTTCCTTGATAAACAAGGAAAATTACTTGCCTGGAGAGAGTGGCGAGAAACATTAGCAGAAATAGGCGATGTAGCAACTGAGGTAGCACTTTGGTGGAAATTTGTGCCAATGGTGAATAAGTCAGTTGATCCTTGGAGAGAGGACACATGGCCTGATCCTTGGACTCTTATTAGCGCAGGACAATTTTGTCCTAACGCACAGGGCCTTGGTATGTTCTATAGTCTAGTATTAACTGGCAATGATTGCAAGTTGATAAGAGCACGTATAGACAATGAAATACGTTTGCTAACATTGCTAGCAGACCACCAGTTGCTTAATTATGTTGATGGAGAAGTCATTGACATGAAAAATGCGAACTTAGAAATTTTACAAATTTGGACCCCTAGCGACCTCGCTAGGCTGGTTAAAGTATAAAGATATGGCGCACCGGTGCTTGGTAAGTAAATGTTCTAAGCAAGGACTGCCCCATGGTAATGGAACTTTTAATTAACAATATGAGCAAGAACGAAATTAATGTAACAAAAAGAAGTGGACACAAAGAGCCACTAGCGGTAGAAAAATGGCAAGCCCAGGTTAGTAAAGTGTGTCAAGGCATAGCTGACGTTAGCCAGTCTATGATTGAGATTAAAGCACAACCTCATTTTTATGATGGCATTAGCACAAGAGAAATTGATGAGATCACGCTACGTGCTATTGTTAATCTTATCGACGTAGAATCAAACCCAGAAGTAGGACATACAAATTATCAATACGTTGCAGGCAAGCAAAGACTTAGTATGCTTAGAAAAGACGTATATGGTGATTACACCCCGCCTCGCCTATTTGACATTGTTAAGCGTAATGTTGAAATTGGTTTGTATACTCCCGAATTACTTGTCTGGTATAGTGAAGCTGATTGGGATAAGATGGACGAAATCATCGATCACGAAAAAGACGAGCAATACAGTTATGCTGCCATCGAACAACTTATTGAAAAGTATCTAGTACGTAATCGTGCTACAAAAGAAATTTACGAAACACCGCAAGTTAGATACATGGTTGCCGCGGCTACTGTGTTCCATAAGGAAGAACCTAATACAGCTCGCTTGCGATATATCAAGGAATATTACAATGCGGCTTCTGATGGATTGTTTACTCTTGCTACTCCTGTCCTTGCTGGTCTCGGTACCCCTACTAAGCAATTCAGTTCGTGCGTACTCATTAGGAGTGATGATGACTTGGATTCTATTTTTGCTAGTGGCGAAATGATGGCCAAGTATGCTAGCAAACGTGCTGGCATTGGTTTAGAGATTGGACGACTACGTCCATTGGGTTCGCCTATTCGCGGCGGCGAAATTATGCACACGGGTATGATTCCTTTCTTGAAGAAGTGGTTCGGTGATCTACGTTCGTGCTCACAAGGAGGTATTCGCAATGCAAGTGCTACAGTATTTTATCCCATTTGGCATCATCAGTTTGATGATCTTATTGTTCTTAAGAACAACCAAGGAACAGAAGAAACCCGAGTCCGTCATATGGATTATGGGGTTGTGCTTAGTAGTTTCTTCTGGAGACGATTCAAAAATAAACAAGACATAACTTTCTTCGATCCAAACGAAGTCCCAGACCTATATCAGGCTTTTTATTCAAATACAAAATTGTTTGAAGAGCTTTATGTAAAGTATGAAAAGCAAACAGGCTTACGTAAAAAGACAATGTCAGCAGAAGAAGTATTCAAGTCTGGCATTTTAAAAGAACGAACAGATACTGGACGCATCTATCTTGTGTTCATTGACAATGTCATGAATCAAGGACCATTTGATCCTGAGTATCATACAATTTACCAGAGTAACCTTTGCTGTGAAATTTTATTGCCAACAAAGGCATTCAAGAGACTTGACGATGAGGAAGGTCGCATCGCATTATGTACTCTTGGCTCTATTAACTGGGGTGCGTTCCGTAATCCAGAAGACATGCGCCGCGCCTGCCGCATCTTGCATCGTAGTCTTAACAACATTTTAGATTACCAAGATTTCTTAAGCATTCAATCTAAGTTAAGCAACGATGAGATTCGCCCATTGGGTATTGGTATTACTAACCTAGCATACTGGCACGCCAAACGTGGTATTAAGTATGGTGAAAAAGATGCACTACACGAAGTCAAAACTTGGATGGAGCATCAGGCTTTCTATCTAACTGAAGCATCGGTGGAACTTGCCAAAGAGCGAGGAGCATGTTTACACAGCGATAAGACTCGTTATGGTCAAGGTGTATTCCCCTGGGAACTACGTGCCAATGGTGTAAACGAACTAACAGACTTTACGCCAGAATTAGATTGGGAAACTCTAAGAGCACAAATGAAACAGTATGGCGTGCGTAATGCTACACAAATGGCAGTTGCACCAGTTGAATCTAGTTCTGTTGTTATTAACTCTACTAACGGTATTGAGATGCCAATGAGCTTAATCAGTACAAAGGAGTCTAAAGCAGGTAGCTTCACACAAGTTGTGCCCGACTATAACAATGCAAAGGTTCGTAAAAACTATCAACTAATGTGGGAACAAAAAGATTGTGATGGATATCTAAAGACTGCATCTGTTATTGCAGCCTATGTTGACCAATCAATTTCTACAAACACATTCTATAATCCTGCACATTTCCCAGACCGTAAGGTGCCAACTACATTAATTGCTAAGAATTTGATGCAGGCACAGTTGTGGGGACTAAAGACTTTCTACTATTCGCTAATTAACAAACAAGGCGCTAAGGTGCAAGAAAAAGAAGTCGAGCAAACTAGCTACGCATTTAAAGAACAAGAAGAATTTTTAGAAGAAGACTGTGAGGCATGTAAACTATGAGCAAACAACAATATGATTTAACGTCGCAATCAAATTACTTACAACGTAAGATGTTTTTGGATCCAGCGGGTCCAGTGACCATCCAACGATTCGAAGAAGTAAAGTATCAGAAGATTACCGACTTTGAAACAACAGCCCGCGGGTTCTTTTGGGTGCCCGAGGAAGTTAGTTTAACTAAAGACGCACAGGATTTTAAAGATTCTAGTGATGCCATTAAGCACATCTTTACAAGTAATCTCTTAAGACAAACTGCCCTTGATAGCATTCAGGGTAGAGCGCCTAGTCAAATTTTTACTCCTGTTGTTAGTCTTCCAGAATTAGAAGCACTAATTTATAATTGGAGTTTCTTTGAAACAAACATCCACAGCCGTAGTTATAGCCACATTATTCGCAACATCTACAACGTGCCTAAAGAAGTGTTTAACACTATCCACGATACACAAGAGATTGTTGGAATGGCTAGTAGTGTTGGTCAATACTATGATGACTTGCATCAAATTAATTGCCAAAAGGAAATTGGAAGAGTTATACCCGAAGATGAACACATCAAGGCAATTTACTTGGCACTACACGCTAGCTATGCACTAGAAGCATTCCGCTTTATGGTATCGTTTGCCACAAGTCTTGCTATGGTTGAAAACAAAATCTTTATCGGTAATGGAAACATTATTAGTTTAATCCTCCAAGACGAACTGCTACACAAGGGCTGGACTGCTTTCTTAATTAACCAAGTTGTAAAAGAAGACCCTCGCTTTGCTAAAGCAAAGATTGAATGTGAAGCTGAAGTACGTAAAATTTATGAAGATGTAATTGCTGAAGAAAAGGCTTGGGCGGATTACTTGTTCAAGAAAGGTCCTGTCATTGGACTAAATGCAAACATTCTAAAAGAGTTTGTTGATTATACTGCCACTGATGCACTTAAAGCCATTGGCATTAGATACTGGGGACATGCACCAAAAACTACTCCGATTCCTTGGTTCAATAAGCATAGCGATACAAGCAAGAAACAAACAGCACTACAGGAATCTGAATCAACTAGTTACGTAATTGGTGTTATGAGTGACTCAGTTGATTATGACGCATTGCCAGCACTATGAGTTTTACTGAACTTTACACCACCGAATGGTGCGATGCATGTAAAGTGGCAAAACAAAAACTAGAAGCCGCTGGCATTGAGTTTGAAACGGTAAATGTCGACGACGAAGATGCGCTACATAGAGCATTCGACGTATGGAAACATCGCCTAGGCTATAATCCAAATACCATTCCTCAATTTTGGTACAACGGAACATACATAGGCGGTAGTGCAAACATAGATAAATTTTTAAAGGAACAAAATGTTAATTGATGTCAAAAAAGATGGTGACGTTATCTCTCTAAAGATGAGCAGTGGCGAAGAACTAATTGGTTGCTTTGTTAGCGAAGATGCCAACAGCTATACCATTGACCGTCCCGTATGCTTAGGACAAGGTCCCAAAGGTGGCCCGGCACTTATGCCTTACTTGATGACAGTAAGTCCAGACCGCGCCCGTAATCTAAAGATTAACAAAGCATTGGTTGTTACAACAGCAAACACTGACAAAGAGCTTGCCGACCAATATACATCAGCGTTAAGTGGAATCCAATTGGCTCCTGCTGGAATGAAGCTATAATGAGTAAACCTGTTCACAGACTAGGCGATCCAAATGACGACGGTGCAGCCGTAACTGAAGTTGCACAAGGTACCGTTTATGCAAACAATATCTTAATTGCAATTGATGGTAGCCCCGTGGAAGAACATGGTCTTGGTGAACATGATAGCCCTGTGACAGCAAATGGTAGTGCAACTGTTTTTATAGGCGGAATACCGGTAAATCGACAAGGTGACGCAGATAGTTGCGGGCATACAAGAGCAGAAGGTAGCCCAAACGTAAACGTAGGGCCATAATTACAAATCTCCCATAAATACATGGGAGATTTTTTTTATGTGCAAAATGAAACCTACTGCTAATGCCGCCCGCAAGGTAACACCGTCTGGGGAAATTTACTACGACGATACACCCGAAGGCCATGCCGCAGCCGTTGAAGATATGCAAAAAACAATGGGCGGCGGCAATGTAGGAGAAAACGGGCAAGCCGACACAGGAAATCCTACACCAGCACCAGCACCACAACCAGACACTACAGATTGCTCAACATACACAGATGCAATGTGGGACACTCCTTGTAGCAAGTATTTTAAGTTTTCCCAAATGAAGTACAAGCCGGTAGCAAATCCGGAAGCAAATTTAACCCCTGCTCAAATTGCTTGTAATTGGCAAAAGCTTTGCAGAAATATCTTAGACCCACTAGTCGATGCTGGTTTTAAAATAACAATTAGTTCTGGTTATCGTACACCAGCGTTTGATAAATCGCTTGGTGCTAAAAACAGCATTGGTGATCACCCATGCGGTCGTGCAGTCGACATTCAAATTTTAGGTCAAGGTGACCCTGCAGAAAAGGCTAAAGGTTTATTCAAGCACATTGGCAAAAATATGAATGGCTCTTTTAGTCAGTTAATATATGAAGGACGATGGGTTCATGCGGCACACGGAGGCAGTAGTCCAGAAAGCGTTTCGGTGCTAGTTGCAAGAAACGGTACTGCACCATATCAACAAGTTGGCGGTCGTAGTGGTAGTAGATTAGACCCAGATTTGAAGTGGGCATAAGTATTCTACTATGGCAGATATTCCAATTATTCCGGGTGTAAAAGTTGCAACCAAAGGCATCTTAAACAAACCACTCAAAGACATCATTTGTGCTATCCTATTTGGCGGCCTTGAAAATATGCTCAAGGGTAACCTTCTATGCGTACAAGCTGACATTGATGCATTGATTCAAGACAACTTTCCTGGCACACCAAGCATTAAAGATTTACAAGAAGAACTTAAAAATTTAAAAGATGAACTTAAGGCACTAGAAGAATTATCAGGACTTAAAGGTGGCCTTGACAGAGTAAACGCAGCCATTGCCGAAGTACAAAATTTATTGGCACTTGATGGTATGTGTAAAATTCCTTTAAAAGCACCAAAGATTCCTGACGTTATAGCAGAAGTAATCGACGCTGAGTTTGCTGAAGCAAATGCTATTCTTAAGGACATTGGTAGACTTGGTAAGCCAGAGTTATGTCTTTCTGGCAACGGTGGCCTTAACACAGGAAAATATAATCCGGAAAGTATTCTTGGCAGTATACAAAAACATCTTAATAAGATGGAAGACATTCCAGGGCAAAAATTAAACAACCTCAAGAAAAAGTTGCAAGGTGTTACCAAAGCGTTGAAGAAATCTATTAATAGGCAACTGTTTCCTGACTTTAGGCACAAACACAATTTAATGACAGGCAAGCCATATAAAGCTGGTGAGCCAGCAATGACACTTGCTCCTCCTCCACCTGCGGCTGCGATTGCGGCACTGGACCGCACATCAGCCGATTACCCTCCAGCATCCACGCCTAATTTAAAAACTGCTACTGCTACTGCAACAGCGTTGGTGTCTAACTTATCTAAGACAGCAAGTTATCCTGCTGATGTTAATGGTATTAGATATCAAAATATTTGGCCTGGTTTAGTTGGACCCGAACTTTATGGCCTGGCTGTAACAGCTTTAACACCTCAGGATCCATTGTTTACTCAACAAGATCCAATTTACGATTATTGCGGAAAGCTAGTTGGCTACACTTCAACAGTTATTACAGGAGACCCGACTGCCGCTGGCGGCGACCCTGCACTTGATGCAGAACCTGCACCACCTCTAACAAACTTTAATTTTGTCTGGATAGCAGATAGAAACTGCTGGGGTGTGACAGGTATCTCTAGCGAGCAAATTGTTAACGGAGTTAAAGACATCTACTTAGATAAGAATCCAACTATAACATTATATCGAGGTCGCAATCATATGTTTGTTATTCCTTCCGTTGATATTGCCGGGACTGCTATGGCTCCTGAATTTTTTATTTGCAAAGTTGATGCCAACTTAAAGCCAGTAATTGAAAATGGTTCTGTTAAAAAATTTAACCTAGGATTGAGTAGGGTAGAAACATACGAATTGTTAGAAGATGCTAACGGCGCTGAAAATCCAGCCGAAGCAATCGCACGTAAAGAGAATCATCCAACAGGAACGCATTTATACTTTGCCGCCGAAAACAAAGTTTACTCTGGCGTAGAGGCACCACCTTTCCCTGACTCAGATGTATGGTGGTATAACACCGAAACTTGTGTTGCTAAACGTTGGATTCCAGATGATTTAGAAACAGGCGCCGCTGGCTACTGGGTTGAAGTATCGCAACAAGAACGCGAAGACCATTGGTTTGGGTCAAGTATCAACTATCAAGATCCTCATGTCAACTATCTAGCATACAGCACACAAGATGGTTCTGTGTTTGGATTGTTTAAATTGATTTGACAAACCCCGAGAATAAATATATACTGTAAGTTATTGCTGTATGAAGCAAAGAGAAAAGTGTTCTGGACGCGGGTTCGATTAAGCCTGTTTTACCATGAAACCACCATGTGTCTTATTACCTCGTAATGACGCATTGGCAAAGGCATTAGCATTGTATCCGCGATCCATACACCACTGACGCAACCCTTCTACTCGCTCAACGGTTCCGTCTGGGTGAGTAACATCATAAACTTTTCCAGTCCAAGTCTTTCCTTGTGCTGAACGAATCTTACTAAACTCTTTACGCATTTTGGTTGCCCGTTCAGCACCGTAAATATCTTCCCATTTTTTACCTTTGCGTTGTCTGATATTTGTTTGTCCACCCTTTTTACTTCCAGCCATCATTGCTTCTTTGGCGGCATCAAAGTTAGCATCAAGTTGGGCAAGTCCTTGCCAAGCAACATAGTCTTGCCAATGCCCATGTCGTTCATACAATAATCGATGTGCTTCGGCATGTTCGCCCGGGGTTAGTTCGATGAGGTTGCTTGAATCGTCAGTTCCGCCCATGTGTTTTGGGATAATGTGATGTTTGTGTTTCATACTATTATTTAGTCGAAACCATAGAAAAACGCTTGACAAAGGTTTCGACATGTGTTATACTCTGATAAAATCTGGAGTTAATGAATGATTGACTATTATGAAGCCTTGAGAGAAATGCACCGTGGCAATGTTGTAAAGTATGTGGGCACAGTGAATGGCAATGTAATGAGTGACAATGGTGCCAGTTTCTGTATGTGTCGCGGGTGTATATTTCTCTTTAATAAAGGAGAAATCAAATGGAACAAGTTAGGCTACATGGTCTATGACCCGGACTTTCGTTATGTGCTTACTGGCGAAACAGTTGACCCGCGGGCATGGAAGCCAGAGAAGAACAGAGACCGTAAAGAGATTAAATCAAAGTTAGGCTACAGTCGTATCGGAAGGAACAATGTATGAACAAACGAATCCTAAAACTTTTTAACGAGGCTGGTTTCCATCAACCCGAAATGGAAAGACTCGGTATTGAAGATAAGTTTGAAAAGTTCGCCGAATTGATTGTTCGGGAATGTATCAAGGTTGTTGATGATACAATGACAGAGAACCAAGAAATGAACATTGGTTTGGTTATGGCAAGTGCCGCGATTATAGCACATTTCGGAGTTGAAGAATGAACAAACAAATTAAAGAACTTGCTCTACAGGCTAACCCTGCAAGTAGAGAAATATATGAACAGGACAACTGGCAATATAATTGTGCGGCATGGTCTGCTCTCGACCTAGAAAAGTTCGCCGAGTTGATTGTCGGGGAATGTATGCGTATGTGTGATGTTGCGGCTATTGGATACGAATCACACGGTCATATGAAAGAAGCCAATGGGTGTTATTCAGCAAAAGAATATATTGAGGAACATTTCGGAGTTGAATGATGAACGAACGAATTCGAGAACTTTTGAATGAGGCTACGGTAGGATTAGAACCAGACTTATCACCTCAAAGAACTGTCACATTTAATGAAATGGAAAAGTTCGCCGAATTGATTGTTCGGGAATGTATGGGCTGTTGTGAGCAAGTTATCAGTGATCCTGTTCCCGAATCGGTAGATACTTGGTTGAATGGTGGAGAACAATGTATCCAAGAGATTAAGGAACACTTTGGCTTGGGTATGAGTGTGGCGGATAAGAAACAACTAATCAAGGACTTGCTGGGAGTAAACAAATGATTGGTTTTTCTAAAGCATTCAAGGGATTATTCGGACCGAAACCCGAAGAAACAAAGTTTGAATACCGAGTCATTGACTGGACCAAGGTCACTACCGTTGAAGATGTTGTCAATATTCTCAGCAACATTGGACTTACTCGTAGGGTCAAAGTTGGCAAGGTTGAATGGGAAGATCCAAAATGGAGTAGACTACTTGGTGATAAAGTTTATACAGAAACTTGGACCAAGTATGGCTGGAAAGATAATGAGGACAAAGAATGATTACCTTCTACCCTAGAGACATTGAATTGTGGCGTGGCACTTTCAAGTTTACCATGCCAGGTGTTCATGGTCCAAGTAAAGTGTTCTATGATAGAGATGACCTGCTGGGTTTCTGTAAAGAGCATGGTGTGAGATTGGATGATGGCAATAACCCATTTGAAATCTCTGGACCAACCGACCACCCTGTGTTTGGTCAAGGAACATTTACTGTCAAGCAATGGACTTGTATTGGTTGGTTAAAGGACGATTTACTATGACACCAAATCCTAAAATCCGAGAACTCATCGTGAGTATGGGCATTATTCCCGAAAGCGAACACTATGACATTGCCGAACGGGTTATTCAAGAATGTATAGCAATGTGTAAGACCAGCGTAGGCAATGCTGATTACAATACTGGCAGATTACATTGTTTAGAAAACATCAAAGAACGCTTTGGAGTTGAAGAATGAACGAACGAATCCAAAAACTTGTCGAACAGGCAGGTGGTGAGTTTTGGCAACGTATTGAAAGTGACGGTGTGCTGAACAAAGAAGCATACATAACTTTTGATCCTCCGCAATCTTTAGAAAAGTTTGTTGAGTTGATGGTTAGGGAATGTATTGAAATTAGTCAAGTGGGTTCAATTACAGAAAGTAAACTTAAAAAACATTTCGGAGTTGAGGAATGAAACTGTTTAAAAAGATCAAAGATTTTTTTAATCAACCTGATCAGATGGACTTGATCGAGGAGAGATTCTATCAACGCCTTGAGGACATGAAAAAGCACCCGGAAAAATATAAGCATATCCTTAATAGGGATAGTGGTTCTAAGATCCCGCCGGTGTCACTATTTTAAGAATTGAAAAATGAACGAACGAGCCAATGAACTTATCAAGTCAATACCGGACTTGAAGTATGATGCCAGCACTGGACTGTTTGAAACTGACCGCAGGGCATTGTATAACTTGGTTGAAAAGACAGTCAGGGAATGTGCTAATATTGCGTATGAATATGACGCACCAAAAATGAGTGGTCCTGGTATGATTATTGCCGGCAGGATTGAAACACATTTCGGAGTAGAATAAATAAGAGTTATTGCTGTATGAAGTGAAGTGAAACAGGTCTTGGACGGGAGTTCGATTCTCCCCACCTCCACCAAAAGCACATACATCGCTACTCACCTGAAATAGTGCGATGGTACAGATGATAGTGGTGAAGTAATATCTGCTTAATGTGTGCTTTTGATGGGGGTGCCTGGTTTCGACAGGGCAAAGAGTAACAGAGTGGACAGCACGGGAATGTGAAACCCGTTAGGATTGGGGTAACCCGGTCGAAGAAGCAAAACAAGTAACTGCAAACGACAGTTCATTCGCACTAGCCGCTTGATCGGCTCGCTGAGGTAGGAATACCAATAAACAGAAAATTCCCAAAAGGCCTTGACAGGCCTTTTGTTTTGATATATAATAGTATGAAAAGTATCTATCACGGCAAAGCAGGCGCAAATAAGAAGATGCGCGGCAAGCTTTCAGTAGAGTTATATTGCAGATGCTGTATGATGTTTAACTGGAAGTGGCGTGAGAGAATGAAAGAAGCCAAACAGGAAATAAGGAGAAACCAAAATGGCACAATAGATTGAATACGCTTGTAAGGACGTAGTGTTCCACTTTAACAAAGCACACTTAACGGATCAGACCATTCCCATGTGGGTCTTAAAATTTCATGGCGAAACATTATATGTCAATCATGTGGATTGTAGTATTCCTTGGAGCACTAAGGAAACACCTGACAATAACCACACCAAAGGTAGTATCAAAGTCAAGGATTGTTTGCTAACAATCAACGGAGACAATGAAGCTACACTATCTAAACTTACCATTGTAGATAAAGTCCGTCTGAGAAATCAGAAGCTGGGAATCACACGAGTCATATTTCCATATGGCGAAGACTTCCATACAGCATTGGCTAACAATGAATACCGACACAGTCCTTTTAAGAATGTTGAAGGTTCATGTGGCAGTGAGTTTATAGTTTGTGATTTGCTTGACAAGGAAGAAGCATTGCTTGCGGCACTAACATACGCAAATGATTTCCGTGTCTTGAAGCCAAACGAACCTTACTACCAGGAATACGACAGTAAGAAAAAGTACATTTCGGAGTAAAAAGATTTGACAATGTTACAATATAAGCTATAATTACTTGAAAGCGTCTGTAGCTAAGTGGAACAGCAGAAGCCTCTAAAACTTCGGATGCGTGGGTTCGATTCCCACCAGACGCACCAAATTAAAAGTTTATATGAAAATCGAAACCGGGGAAATTGTACACATCTATCCGACAGAAGTCTGGTTTGAAAAAGACTTCTTTGGTACGGTGCATATTAAAATGCAACACATGGCCCCGGACATGAAACCATTCACATTGGTTACAATCAACTATGACTATTTGTATACCAGCAACGGTCATCAATATGAACTAGCAAAAGAAATTGGCAAACTACTTGGACAATCAGACATAAAGGAGCGTCCTTGGGTTATGCCACCCACTAAATAGTTTTGTAGCATTAGCTACAACCAACAGACTTTAAGAATTATGTGTTTAGTCTGTACACAGTAAAAGGAAGAAAAATGATGTATAATCAAAAACTCGTTGCGAGTCTAAAAGCAAACGGCAAGATCCTCCGTGAATTCAAGGACACAGTTTATATTCCATTTGGTAGCGAATATAGCTTTCTAATCAAAAACCTCAACACAACTCGAGCACTTGTAAACATCTTCATCGATGGTGACAATGTTATCGAAGGTGGCTTGGTTCTTAACGCAGGGCAAGAAGTTGATCTCGAGCGCTATGTTAAGAATGGTAATCTCAACGCAGGCAACAAGTTCAAGTTCATTGAACGTACCCAAGCTATTGAAGATGGCCCACGTGGCATCAAGTTAGAAGATGGCTTAGTTCGTATCGAGTTCCAGTTTGAAAAGCCATACGTTCCACCTGTTAACCGTGGATGGATTACTGCAAGCGGTAGCACTAACCAGAATAGCATTTATCCAGCTAGCTTTAACGTCAATGGTGCCCTGCGTAGTGTTGACTTCAGCCAAAACGGACAAGTGATGGCACAAGCCGCATCCGCCGCAGTAGACAAGTATTGTGCCGACAATGGCATTGTCAACAAGAGCGAAGTCCACGATGGTATGGCTACAATGGACTGGATGGATATGAACCAAACAGTCAATGACGTAGGCATTACTGTTCCAGGTAGCCGTAGTGAACAAAAGTTCCAAACAACTTTCATGGGTGCAATGGAAGCCGAAAAGCACACCATCGTACTAAAGTTGCTTGGCGAAACACCTAACAACAAGCCAGTGTTGGCACCTGTAACAGTAAAGGCTAAACAGGAATGTGACACCTGTGGACACAAGAATAAAGCAACAGCTAAGTTCTGTAATAAATGTGGGACTTCGTTAGAAGTATTTGCATAAAGAAGCCCGCTTCGGCGGGTTTTGGCTTTACCCCCTGGTAAACACTGAGTAAGTAAAAGTGTACAATACATCATCTGTGTATTGACTAAACAAAGGAAACTAAATGAAAAAATTTACTATTGCAACTTTAATCGCTCTTTCTGCTACAGTAGCTAGCGCCGCCGAATTTGGTGTCACTGGCACACGCGACTACAGCGGTGCAGAAAACCGTAATGGTTATGGCTTGACACTAGGTCAAAAATTTGGAGCCGTTGGTGTTACCGCTGGCTTTGAACGTGCTACAGCAGGTAGCAATGATCAAGATCGTTATAGCCTAGTAGGCGGTGTTGATGTTGCTAAGTTAGGTCCAGTTACCATCACCCCAAAGGTTGGTGTTGCATATTTGGACAATCAAGCTAGCGCAAATGGCTATGCTATGACTGTTGGTGTTGGTGCAAGTGTACCAGTTACCAAACAAGTTAGTGTAGGAGTTGACTTTGCACGCCAATACGGTCAAGACCGTGTCAGTCAGTTTGATGGCAACCGCGTAACAGCTGGTGTTAAGTACGCATTCTAATTTGGCCAAGAGGTTAAATTAACATACAATAAGTAATGAGGCATTATTGCCTCATTATTTTTGAAGGAAATATGAAAAAATTACTCGTTACTCTTTTTGCAGTCTTGTCGTTCAGTGCCTGGGCACAGAAGCCTGAAAATATTACTATGGTGATTCCAGCAGCCGCAAGCCAAAGTAGTACTCCATTGGTTCTTAAATTACTTGATAAGGCCAACTTAATCCAATCAAAGTATTTCTTTACACCAGAATTTAAACCCGGCGGCAACGGCATCCTTGGATTAAAGTATATGGATGCAAGTCCGCAAGATCGTATTTCTGGTATTGCCCCGGCCTTCATTGAAAATGCAAGGTCAGGAATGATCAACGAAGCAGATTACGTTCCTGTACACGCCGCTGGCGATGTATGTTGGGCAGTTATTACTAACGTAGGCGATTCTAAGCGTGGTGTAGCCAGCCTTGCAGATTTAAAAGGTAAAGAAGTTGTTGTTGGTGGCACTGGTTTTGGCAATGCCGCACACATTACAAGTCTAATGCTTGCCGAAAAATATGGATTCAAAGTTAGGTACATTGTATTCAAGGCTAACTTTGATGCGGTAGTAAACATGGTCGGCGACAATGGTGTAAACATGGCGCTGGAAAGCATTAACACCTATAACCAATTTAAAGAAAAGCAACCTAAATTACAAATGCTTGGTTTCAATTGCGTAAGTCGCAGTGAACAGGCACCGGAATTAAAAACCTTGAGAGAGCAAGGCATCAATGCTCCTATGATTTTTAACATGACCGTAGCAAACAAGTCTATGCCAGAACAAAGGCGCAAAGAAATTGCCAGCGTCTTGGCACAAGCAACAATGGCCATTGGTCCCAAAGAGTTCAATGATGTCGCAGGCCTATATCCTCCTATCTTCCGTGGCATTGACCACGAAGAATTTTTTACTCGTAGGATAGGACTAATGAAATCATTAGTCAAGAAGTACGAAAAAGAAATAGAAGCCAGCAAGTAATTTTGCCAAAGCCACTGTAAAAGGTGGCTTTTCTATTTTTGTAGTGTATAATTATTTTTGTAAGACAACAGTTTTACAACACACTCAAACACAGGAGAACTATAATGAGTACAACAGCTACAAATGGCTACATGATCCGTCTTGACCTACTTAAGATGGCAAAAGAAATGCTCGAGCAAGATTGGCATGCCCAGCGTGATGCGGTTATGTCAGACTATAACAACAAGGTGAGCTTCGCTCACGCACAAGCTCAAGCCGCAGGTTTCCAAAATACCAACCTACCTGCTACCCCAACCTTCAAACCTTTCCCCACCGAGGAAGAGATTATCAAGAAGGCCAAGGTCCTAAACGAGTTTATCTCCTCAAAATAAGATAAACTAGTTTACCAAAAGAAGTCTATATGGTTATCAACTGTATAGACTTTTTCATTTATGTCTGCTATACTAATAAGACCATCACAAAGTGATGTACAATTTAAGGAAAAACAAAATGTTAAAGAAGTTTGATGAAAACACCAAACAGTATAAACTGTTCAAAGCTTTGGTTATCAATGGCGAAACATTGACAGAAGCCGCTATCCAGAAGCGTTTTGGTATTAAGAACCCAACTGCTACCATTAGCGTTATCCGTCAACGCGGTTATGCAGTTTATGCTAACCCACGTAAGGCTGGCAATGGTGTTCAAGTTACTGAGTACCGTCATGGCGAAGCAAGCCGCAAGATGGTTGCACTTGCATACAAGGCTCAGGCCATGGGCATCACCCTCTAATTTGCTTAAAAATTAGACAAATTAGCCCGCTTTTTGCGGGCTTTTTTGTATTTGTTGCTAAAAAACAACAAAAAAACGGTTGACTTTAGGGCCAAAAGCATGTATAATACATACATGTTCAGCAAAAAGGGGTTCTAAAATGCATAAGCAAATTCAAAAACTTATCCAAACATATTCACAATTTCACAATATCGACCCCGCTGTACTGACCAGCTTCACTCAAGCCGTTGCACACGAACTAGGCGAAATTGTAGTAGCAAGTCCTTATAACGAAGGCGTTCATATGTACTTCGACGAAAAGATTGCTCGCTACGAAATTAAAACTGCCGCAGGGTTGTAAAAATACAACACTATTTTGGTTGACTTTAGGGTCAAAACCCCGTATAATATACACATGTTCAGCAAAAAGGAGTTCTAAAATGGCATACGTTTCGCAAGAGCTTAAGGCTAAACTGGCCCCTACTATCAAGTCTATTTGCAAGAAGTATGGCGTCAAAGCCAGCCTGGCCGTACGCAACCACTCTACGCTGACACTGAACATTAAATCTGGTCCTATTGACTTTATTGAAAACTTTATTAGCACCGATGCTAACGTTATGCACGGTCGTAAGATGGACCAAAGCCAAATTGATTACTTGCGTAAGAATCAATCTATGGACGTCAATCCCTACTGGTACAAAGAACACTTTTCTGGCAAGGCATTGTCCTTCCTTAAAGAAGTCATTCCTGCCATGAACAATGGCAATCACGACAACAGCGATATTCAGACTGATTACTTTGATGTGGGCTGGTATATTGATGTTAACATTGGCAAGTGGAACAAGCCCTATCAATTTACAGCCTAAGGAGGCATTATGAAATTTCGTCATACACTTATCGCTACAGTTTGTGCCCTGGCATTTGCTGGTTCGGCAGTAGCTCAAACACAGGCACTCAACTACGAGTCAAAAGAAATTAGCACGGTCCTGAAAGTAGGCGGTGTCCCTAACGCATGGGCCCGCGGCATTACTGGTAAAGGTGCAACCATTGCCGTTCTTGACAACGGCTTTGACCTTACACACAGCGACTTCGCTGGCAAGATTGTTGCCAGCAAAAACTTTAATAGCGTAGTGGCCGCAAATAATAAAACCAATCCAACAGCAGTTACATGGGGCTGGCACGGTACATTAATGACAGGTATTGCGGCCGCAAATAATAATGGTGCAGGTACCGTTGGTGTTGCCCCTGATGCTAAACTATTACTTGGTCAAGTGGGCCAGGGTGGTACAATGACCAGTATCGAAATGGCCGCAGTTTACAAAGGCATTGACTGGGCAAGTTCTAACGGTGCAACGGTCATTAACCTAAGCTTAGGTTCAGCATTTGACACCAACTTTCAAAAGCAAATGACTTTGCTCAACCCGGGTGTAACTGGAGTTTGGCGAGCACCAACTGCCTATGGGTCAATGTATGGCTATAGCATAAAGGATGTCAACGCATTTGCAGTTGGTACCAATCGAGGAAGCATTATTGTTGCCGCGGCTGGTAACCAGGGCTTGCCTTATGCACAATTCCCTGGTGCGTTTGCTACACAAGTTGACAGCACAGGCAAGTTAGTCCTCGGCGGCCGTATGCTGATTGTTGGCGCAACAGATTCAACTGGCACAGTTATTGCACCATTCTCTAATCGTGCAGGCCATATTTGTACAAACATTTCAGGTACAACTTGCAACGACCCTTATCAAGTTAAAGACTTCTTTGTTGTAGCACCTGGCATGCAAGTTTATGGTAGCATGGCTAACCAGATGAAGATGGGTACTAACGGTTCTACAGCGGTACAAGGCACAAGTCCAGCGGCGGCATACGTATCAGGTGGCATTGCACTTATGAAGCAAGCGTGGCCACAGTTGCGTCCTGAGCAATTGGTAGCAATCACACTTAATACAGCAAAGGATCTTGGTGCAAAGGGCGTTGACGAAGTGTACGGCCATGGCCTTGTAGACTTTAATGCCGCAACACAGCCTATGGGTACACTGGTTCTAGCTAACAACACCAAGCTAACCGGTTCAGGTCCGCAAGGTAAAGTGCAACAGTTGCAAGGTACTGGCGTGGTGACCGCTGGTGCAGTAAGCCTTGGTACCAGCTCAGTGTTGCAAAATACACAGGCAGTTGACACCATTGGTCGCAACTACACAGTGGACCTGACAAAAGCAGTAGGTTACAACAATGCACTAAGTTACCAGTATGGCTCACCTTGGATGGCTATGGCTGGTGCAAACTATCGACACTTTGCTACTCCAGTTGGTAAGGATGGTGTGCTTACACTTATGTCTAGCGACAGCGGTACATCTAGTCAATACGAATGGCAACATAGCGACAGCACTCGTCTAAGCCTTGAAGTTGGTGCATTGACTGAACGTAACGGCTTCCTGGGCACACAAGGTGGCGGAGCAATGGCGTTTGGTGGATCTAATACAGCATGGACTGGCGTAGGCTTCAATCACAACATTGGTGGTAACACTAGTTTGATTGGAAACTATACAATGGGCGTGACCCGTACCTCTAACGTAGCAGACAGCATGGTCCAACTTGGCTCTACTGTAATCTCTGATAGCTGGAAGCTTGGCGTGGCACAAAGCAACATCTTGTTTGAAGGTAAGACCAAAGACACATTAAGCCTGGCAGTTGCTACTCCAGTTGCAGTTCGTCGTGGTCATGCTAACGTAACAGGCGTCACTGGCTACACTTACACTGACAATGCCGACGGAACTACTGATGCCAACCCCGTAATTCAAACTGAACGTGTAAGCCTGGCTCCTAAGATTCGTGAAATGGACTTGGTGCTTGGTTATACAGTTGCAGTCAAGAATACAACTAGCATTGGTGTTAACATTGTGCGTCAATTTAACGCTGGCGGACAAGCAGGTGCTCAGGGTACTGGCGTATCAATTATGGCTCGTAGTTTGTTTTAAGGAAGTTACCAAATGGCAAAGAAAATTGAGTTAGATGGTGAAACCGCAGACCGTATCACTGTACTAAATTTAAAGGACTATCGCGCATATCTTAAAAAAGAGTTGCGCGAATGGAAAAAGAATCCTAGGACTGAATCTAATCCCAAAGGATATTGGTTGCATCCTGAAGATGTTGCTATTAATATACAAGTAATTGAAGCATTGAATCTAGTCATTAAACAATTTGGAGAAGAATAATGTATAAAGAAGATGAATATGATGCCTTTGAAAAGAAAATGACAGAGGCATACCCTGAAATGTTTAGCCACCCATACGGTGGCTTTGCCGTAGGAGCAGGTTGGTGGCCAATCCTCGAAGCATTGTGTGGACAAATTCACCACCATGTTAAATGGAAGCAAGAGCAAAAAGAAAAATATGGTCGCGGTAGCGGATGCCCTGACGTTATTGTAGAACAGATTAAAGAAAAGTTTGGTGGTCTGCGTTTTTATTATCAAGGCGGCGATGATATGGTTGACGGCATGGTCCGTATGGCAGAGTCGTGGGCGGCAAGAACTTGCGAGGAATGTGGTAAACCTGGTAAGAGCCGAAGTGGCGGTTGGATTCAAACTCTTTGCGATGAACATGAAGCAGAGCGCCAAGCCAAAATGAAAGAAAGGTTTGGCGATGTGGAATAAGATCAATTGGGAACTGATTGGAGCATTGACAGCGGCATTTATCTGTGTTACTATGCTTTTTGCAACTCCTCAAAAAGAAGGCAAGTTGTATGATTGCAGTCTCGCTGAAATTAGTCCAGACTATCCTATCAAAGTAAAAGAAGAATGTCGCAAGATTCGTTCTCAAAAATAAAATGAAAAAGTTGTATGTAGTAATTGGTGTTCCTGGCTCGGGTAAATCTACCTGGATCAAGAATCAGCAATGGTCTGATAATACTGTCGTTGTTTCAACAGATGAGTTTGTTGAGGACTATGCACGTGAATGTGGCTCTACATACGCAGAGGTGTTTGATGATTACATGCCTACAGCAGTCGGTTTAATGACCGACAAGGTAGTCAGAGCAAGAGAAGCAGGCAAGGATATTGTGTGGGACCAAACATCCACTACTATCCAATCTCGTGCTAGAAAAATCAACATGTTGCCAGACTATTATAAAATTGCAGTGGTCTTCAAAACACCTAACACAGATGAACTTAATCGTAGGTTGAAGAGTCGTCCAGACAAAGTAATCCCCAGTGTTGTTATTGATAGTATGATTAAGAACTTTCAAATGCCGTATGAGGATGAAGGCTTTGATGAAATTGTAATTGCACCATGACCAAAAAAGTTTATTACATTAAGGAAGGCCGCAAGTATATTCCTGTTGCAGAATACGATAGTGACCTGCTTGATAGCTTTCCTAAAGGCAATCACCTAGTACAATGCTATCCGGGCGGTTCTTCGCGTAGGTTTAATATTGACGCAAAGCTTGCACCAATGATTGCCGCTGGTAGGTTTGCCGAAGACGCTATCAGCAAAGAGATTATGCGAGCAAGTGACTTACGTCCTAAACGTGCGCCGCTGACAGAAGGCCAACGTGCCGCATGGGAAAAGCTTGTTGAAGAATTTGGCCCAGATGCAAAGACACTTGAATGGCCAAGTGCTCGTGAAGTTGCAGAAGCTGGTGTTAATGCTATGATTGCAGAAGCAGAAAAGCTCATGGAGCATCCAATGGTAAAGGAAGCATACGATGAGTTTATAGCCACCTGTAAGCTGGTTAGTGAGAACAATAAGTAATGGATGCAAGCTGACTTCTTTGTTCCGTTAACTCTACGCTTACCAGAAGAAACCAAAGTACTCCTACGCGAGTACTTTATTTCTGAGTTACACACAAAACAAAGTGCAAGAAGTCAGTTAGGGTTGTATCCTACCCCACAGTCGAAAGAACTTGAAAGCATGGTAGATAGCTTTCTTGGACCATTGGGATTAAAGGCAGGTGCGTTTGGAACGTTTGCACTAATGCCCAATACAAGAGACAAGAACGTTCACGTTGATGCAATGAAGCTTAATACAAGACTAAGCTTTTACGAACTGGCAGAAGCCCCAGGCGAAATACATTGGTACTCTGATAAAGAAGATGGCTATGAAGCATGGAGGCCTAGTTACTTAGGTGGAAGCCCAATATTAGATTATAGATACAAATGGGTTGATGAGTTACAAGCAGGACAGCGTAGCTGGGAAGAATGTCCTGAACCTATATACAAAGTAACAACCGATGTTCCTAGCGCACTAGTAATGACTTCGTTACCACACAATGTTGTGCAAGGTAACGGATTCCGTATTACTGTAAGTTGTCAAGTTGTAGATCGTGTTACAGGTTCAGTTGAAAATACATGGCACAAAGTTAGGGAGTACTTTAACTCCATTGCATTGCCTGCCAGTGCATCCTAATTGTAGCATAGCCTGAACCAAAATAATCTGATCCAGGCATAAACTTAAACAGCTTGCCATTGTATTCTGGATTAGCACAAATTTGCTTTATTGTATCTTGTGCTACTTCTTTAGACTTGGCAAAGAACACTTTATTTTTGCCCCACATGATTGGGTAAATCAAGCCTTGTTGTTGTGCAATTACAGTTGCCCATGTACGCAATGGAGCACCAGTACACCAATCATCTACAATGTATATTCCGTCTGCTTTTAGCATAGGTAAACATCTTTGCATGGTAAGCAAGTTTTCTTCAACCCCGTCCCCGTAGTCGTGATGAATAATATCGTATCGGTTGGTGCCGGCCTCTTTTTCGTGTAGCACAGAAGTTACCGACAGCGGGACATTTGTTAGGCGCTCGCACCTTTCTTTTATCCACGCTGACATATCTTCTGGGGTGGATAGTGTTGCTAGGCTTTTAATTTCTTCGGCAGACAAACAGCGATTAAAATGATCGGTGTACCACGCTCCGCTGGCATTAGCCGCTTTTGCTCCGATAAAGCTTAGATGGTCGACACCTGTAAATTTTACATTGATATGTCCAGTTTCGTGCAAGACTTGATTAAAAATACCAATACCGCCTCCTAAATAGGATCCTAACTCTAAGAAGTTTTCAATGTTGAACTTACTACCAAATACTAGCCACGAAGCAATGACATCCTCAGGAGGACTCAACATGCCTAGTTTAAGTACGTGTTGGTATATGTTGTTTAGGTTGCGCCAGGAATAGTCCACTTTTTCTCCGATAAGTAATGTATGCTTGATAATTTTTACGTTTACGAAACACCCGACTTTTTGGATCTTCCGTACATTCAACAATTAGTTATGCACAAGCTTGAGACCGATTACGTCAAACAAGGATATGTACGTATCGATGCAACACAGGATCCATACCTAAGTTCAATTTTAGACCAGTTTCGTTTTATTGGTGGCTGGCTAAACATCTATCATACAGGACCAGATGGATACATTCCATTACACATTGACGGTCATCGGTTGGCAGCATTTAATATCCCTATCGCTGGGTGTGATGAAACAAGCCAAACAATTTACTATGAACCAGTAGGTGAGATAGAAAAGGTGTACAAGCCAGATGAACGCCACTACAGAATCAACGGCGAGATGAAAGAGGTCTATAGGTTTGCACTTACTCGCCCCGCGCTGATTCGTAATGATGTGGCCCACGATGTGAAACGTTATAATGCTACCAGCACAAGAATTATTGCTAGCTGGGGTGTGGGCGGCACCTTTGAAGAGTGTGTACTAAAGTTTAAGGAATTTTTCCAAAATAGAGGTTGACACGCTGATCAAAGGCATATATACTAGCAACATGATGACACATTTTTCTATAGCAGGTTCGATAAGCATACGTTGATTCAACGTATTCGTGCCCCTATAGTTTAATGGTAAAACGGCGGATTTATATCCCGTAAGCAACAGATAATTGGTTCATCTCGGTTCGACTCCGGGTGGGGGTACCAAAAAAAATCTTAGATTTTTTGCACAAAGAGGTTGACAAAGGGAACAAAAGGATATATAATTACACTATGTTAAATGATTTCTTATTACCAGTAACAAACACAGCCGCGGAGGGTACTCCGGGGGCTTGATCCTACATCTGTATAGATCAAGCCTCGGAACTAAAAACTCCGAGGTTTTTTGTTGGTAGTAAGTTTAGAATTTTTTTGATGCGGGTGTAGCTCAGTTGGTAGAGCACTACCTTGCCAAGGTAGATGTCACGAGTTCGAACCTCGTTACCCGCTCCAAAAAAGTTTTAAAAAAACTTAAAAAGTTGTTGACAAGGCGATATCGATCGCATACAATAACTAGATACTACAGCGCAAGTTGCAGTATACGTTCTTTAAAAATTTAGTGGCATTTTTGCTCGGTTCGTCTATCGGCTAGGACACCGCCCTTTCACGGCGGGAAGAGGGGTTCGATTCCCCTACCGAGTACCATTCATTGTATTGTTTTGGAAAAAGTCTGTGTCCACCAGACTAATGCACTCTCACTTACAGCTCTGTCGGCCGGCACCTGTAACGAGTTGATGTCAGAGCACACTAGGGACCCTTATGTGTTCGCAACGAAATTGGATCCAGCATCGACGGGTGCTCCATATAAGTTGACACGTTAAAAGCAAACGATAATAGGGCTATTGTTATCCATAACGAGACAATACAATGAATGGTAATGGGGGCAGTACTGGGGTACGGCGTGGCCTTGCAAGTCGCGTGACTAGAAGGATTCGATTTCCTCGGCTTCCACCAAAGAATTATGCCCGGGTGGTGAAATGGTAGACACAGGAGACTTAAAATCTCCCGCCGAAAGGCGTGCCGGTTCGAGTCCGGCCCCGGGTACCAAGTCAACGTACTATAACGCTAAGGCGTTATATGTATATGAGTAGACAACTTATTAGCGAAATTAAAGCGATGCTCGAACTTCATCTTAGTGCAGAACAAATTGCACATAGGACCTGTTTAAGTATTGCATCCGTACAAGAAGCAATTTTGGCAATCAACACTTTAAAAAGTGGTTGACACAAAGTTAGTTTCAATGTAAACTAGACGCTTAGTTAGAAATAACAGCGTTCTTTAAAAATCTGTTGCTAAGTTTTCTTAGCATTGTTGAGCATACTAAACGCCCACCCATCGTGGTTGATGGCCGGTAGTTGCGCCTCTAACCAAGCCGCTTTATAGTTTGTTCAACAATGTTAAGAAAGTCTTTATATAAAAGCGCACTAAGGCCTAATCGCGAAGGCCGATGTAACGGAGACAGCCCCGCCCTGTATAGAGCGGAAGTTGAGCAAGGTTCAACTCCTTGCACCGTGTGCCTCTATATAAAGATTTAAGGGCAGTTTAATGTCCTCTAAGCCAGCTTGCTGGTTTAGGAAGAATAAGTGTGGTGACACACCCAAAGCAGAATCCGCCTACAGGACTGCGCCAGCAATGGTTCGTTTAGACAAGCCTGCTCAGGTCCGCGAGGATCCGATCACTGATAAGACCGGTGGTTGTAACAATGAAGCAAGTGTAGTGGGAAGAACGTTCGCTTACAAGCCCGCAAGGGGAACTTGAGTGGATGGAAAGTAACAGGTGGTGCTGACTTCACTACAAAACCAACTTGTCAATTGGTATGAGAAAGGGTAGTGTATTTGTCCGAAGGGTCGCTCCTAAGGGCTTGTATGCAGTTTGAGTGGTTAGTGGGTATGTATGGTAACAGGCATATACACCGATCGCAAAAGACGACTGATTACTCCGCGAGAGGAAAGGTACGTGGTGTGTTGTATTGTGTAGTCCAAAAGATTATTCAGCAACTGAGTCAGCACATCATAGTAGGTTGTTATAGCACAATGGTAGTGCATTTCTCTGTTAAAGAAACGGCTGAAGGTTCAACTCCTTCTAACATACAAAAACGCAAAGACTGACTCGGTCATATGTGAAAAGCATCTAATACTTGGGCCGCAAGGTAATCAAGTCAGACGTAGCTCGCAAGGTGAAATCTGTTTATGCTGGAAGTTTCGTAAGGTGTTAGCGCACCTGAATAGCTCGCAAGGTTAACGGGATAGATGGCGTAGAATAGCATGTGACGACAAGCCTAATGCCTGGCTTTAAAAACGGCGATGCTGGTAGCAGACATAGGTACAGCAATGGCTTATGTGGATGTCTAGAGAAGCTATGCTCGCAAGGCGTAGTATAATGCTAGAGGTGTTATCAGCTTAAGGTGTAATCTCAACCTTAGGCACTATTATAAAGCACATTGACGTGTGACTGCGTCACTGGCAACAGTGAGAGGCCTGTTAAAGCTACAGGACATCAGTGTGTTTCATAATAGTTTTATGGTCGGGTACCAGAGTGTTTAATGGCTCCGGTTGCAACCCGGTTGATTCGTAGGTTAAAATCCTACCCCGACCTCCAGTTTGTGATGGGAGAGTGTGCCTCCGGGCCTACTCTTAAACAACAGATAAGAGCAATCACGCAAAATCCGTGATATAAGACTTGGAGCCACTCCTGTGTCCCGTAGCTAGTTTTTATGTCATAGCTTAAATAAGCACATGGCACAGCTAGAACACGCAGAAGTAAATTGGCTTTTAAACGGACATTGTAAATTTCAATGCTCGTACTGCCGACCTGAATGGCGAGCTGGTGCTTTAGATAAAACACTTGATCAATACATAACCATTATTGAAAAGTTACAAAGTTCAAGGTACAAGCATCATAAAAAGATATTATGGAAATTAGGTGGTGGCGAGCCACTACACTTTCCACATTTAAGCACCATACTTAAAAAGATAAAAGAGAAACCTGCTATAGTGCATTTAGACACAAGCGGCGATGACACATGGTTCTCTTTGTTTGGGGTACTTAATTTCATTGATAAAGTAAACTTAACATATCATGCTTGGCAAAACGATGATGTGTTTGGCTTCATACTTGAGCAATGTCAAGAAAAGAATATTGGTATTAGTATAACAATTCCTTTGATTCCGGGACAAATATACGAATCAAAAGAAAAAGCTAGACAATTTAGACACCAAGGTTTTGATTGCATAGAACAAGTGTTAAGAGAACCAAACGGTGATTCTTATCATGGATACAGTCAAGTTGACATTAATAGAATACAAGGTCGAGATGATAATTGGATGCCTGCGCCTGTTGTGTTTGACCCAAATAGGCCAGATCCAAATTATGTTGACTTAAGAGTAGTTAACAACACAGACCCTGTTTATACTGGACTTCCATGTTATGCAGGCGTTGATTGGTTACAAATAAATTCAAAAGGATTTGTTTCGTATAGCCAATGCGGAGGACGCAATGAGCACTTTAATGCGTTTGATCCAAGTTGGGAACCACCAAGCGATCACTTTCCGTGTACTGTTAATCAGTGCAGGAATGAACAAGATCGTAGATTAATTAGAATTTTGCACCGTTAGATCAGTTGGTTAGATCGTCTGCCTGTCACGCAGAAGGCCAGGGGTTCGAGTCCCCTACGGTGCGCCAAGAACGTTTTGCCTAATCAGCAAATAGTGTGACCCACACGATGAGAAGTAGTGTGATAACTACGGGTGGTAGTCTTTAAACCGAAAGGCCGCTAGCAATGCGATAACGGTCCCTGTCGGGAAGCGGGTGGAGGTCGTGCGTGATGGTATGTAGTGTAAAGACTACTACTTGATGCGATATAATTACCGCCGGGGGATGCAGAGCATATAAAAACATTTTTGACGCACACAGCCCGCACATCGGAGGCGGGTGATGTCTGCGGTGACCTGGCAGTTGCGAAAGGTTCTTTGTGCCAGCATTGAACTGAGTATTAAGAATGTTTCTATATGCAATGGGGGTATAGCTCAGCTGGGAGAGCAGTAGCTTTGCAAGCTAAAGGTCGTCGGTTCGATCCCGTCTACCTCCACCAAACTTTAGGAGATTACTATGTCAGATGGCGGTAAAGGTTCAAGTCCAAGACCGTTCAGCGTTCCAAAAGAAGAATTTGATAATCGCTGGGAAGTTATCTTTGGAAAAAAACAAAAACAAGAACAAACACAAGTCGAAGATTGCGTTGTTGATGGTGACTTGCCAAAAGACAGCAATCAAGACGGATAAGTAGATTTAATGCCTGGTTAGTTCAGCGGTAGAACTCCGTCTTTACACGGCGGCTGTCGGCGGTTCGATCCCGTCACCAGGTACCAATTTTTGCCCCTGTAGTTAAATGGTAGAACATCGGTTTTGTAATCCGAGGACGGGAGTTCGATTCTCTCTAGGGGCACCATAGTTAAGTTAAGCCCGGTTGGCTCAGGGGTAGAGCAACCGCCTTGTAAGCGGTAGGTCGTCTGTTC